GCTTTAGCGTACGCTCTTATGCCGACTGGCTAGAGCGTAAACTATATCCGAATTGTTAAAGAGCGTTGAAACAGCATTTGCTGAGTCGATATGGTGATTGTACACATATGATACATAAGTACAACTATTATTATGCTTATTTATCACATATTTTATCTGTTTGTTGTGTTCCAGTTTTGTTCCTGTGAAAAATCCATATAAATCAATGTAATAGCATATAGTGGAACAATGGAACATGGAACATATATAAAAGACATATAAATAAATAAGGTACTGTACGTATATACAGTAGTGTATTACGTGTTTTTATATAGCAAGGTAGGTGGCGCTCTGTTCCACGTGCCAAAACCGTCGCAGACCGCGCCAGACGTGGCGTGTAGCTGGAACGCGGGAATGTGCCAAAAACGGTCCACTTCGCCCGATGTAGCGCACATACCCTACTTATACATAATGTGGTAACTATCTAGGGCATGACTACCGCCGCCTTTTTGCTCTGTAACTTGGCAAAACACGTTCCACTTGACAAACGCTAAAACGCTCTGAAACGCTCTGTATTGCATTTAAATATCATACCTAAGTGTTACTATTACTTTTGCGAGAAGTCTCGAAATTGACAATTGATTAATTAATAAACAGCATTTTCTATAAATTTGAGTGATAGTTAGATAACATATTTTTATCGCGCCGCGCGCCGGATTAGCACGGCGTTTAAATAGTGTATGTTAGCGTGCGTTTAAACATGCTAATAATGTGCGCGCTGTTATGGCGTTTAAACGGTGGCTTGCAAATAGTGTGTAAACGGGCGCAGGTTAACAGCGTTTAAACGGCGTATAAGGTGGCGTATACACGGGTGCTAAAAACGCGTGAAACATTGCGTGAAACATACGGATGACAGAAAAAACTTTTTTAAAATGGGATTTTTTGTACGTGTACGGGCCAATCGGGACAAATTTTGGATTTTACGGCATAGGACGCATATACTACGCAAATTTTTTGGTATTTTCGCGGCTAGGTGTTATATTGCATCTTATTAGGTTGCACCTGAGAGGAAACCGAATGCCGTTAAAAATGACTCAAGCCGATGTCATGCTCAAAAAAGAAATGGAATTATACAGTGAAGATGATTGGGATACGCCAGAGCTAGAAGAATCGACTTACAACCCCGCTAACGATGAATTTAAACGTACTGTGCTTGCGTTACAACGCCGCGCAAATCATTTATCGACGACGATGCGCCCTAGACACGTCCTAGTCGCTCGCTATTCACTGCAAAACTACACAAACGTTGAGATTGCAAAGAAGTTGCGCTACTCGCCGCAACAAATAGGCAATATCCTCAGACAGCAAGACGTACAAGACTTGCGCCGCGTTATGACCAATTTAAACGCCCTCTTATCCGGCGTGTCTGCATTAGAGCGTGAACAAATGTTGTGGCGTATCGCGCTCAAAAATGAAGAATTTAACCCGCGCACGTCTGTAGCCGCCGTTGCAGAAATAAACAAAATGAAGATTGACACGCAGGCGGCGAAAGAGAAGTCGAAGCACAACCAACAAATCGCAAACACGCCAAACGTGGTCATTCAGTTATCCGACCCGCGCTTAACGCCAACGCAACTCGACGCGCCAAAGGAAATGAAGGATGTCAACTAGCATATTCGACCATCTGGCAGATAACGCGCCCCTGTTCGACCCTGACGACCCGCGCCATCAAGAAGAACAACCGCAGGCAGACGGTACAATCGAGCTTGACTACCAACCGCGTGAGCAATTTATCGACTTTCATCAGCGCAATGAGCGTTTTGCGGCGATGGTGGTGCACCGACGCGCCGGTAAAACGGTATCTGCGATACATGACATTATCATCCGTGCGCTAAGAACTTCTAAAAAAGACCCAAGGTACGCCTATGTTGCGCCGTTTTATTCACAAGCTAAATCAATCGCTTGGAATTACCTTAAAAATGCTGTTCGTGCCTTCGCTATCGAGATTAGGGAATCTGAGCTTAGCGTTACTCTACCTAACGGCGCTATTATTCGCCTGTTTGGTGCTGACAACCCTGATACTCTCCGTGGTTTATACTTTGACGGTATCGTATTAGACGAGTTTGGGGATTTCCGCCCTAAACTATACGGTGAAGTCATACTGCCGACGATTGCTGACCGCCAAGGGTGGCTACTCGCCATCGGAACGCCAAAAGGTAAGAACAATGCGTTTTATCAGATATGCCAACGCGCGAAATACTCCGAAGATTGGTATTTTAAAGAATTAAAGGCGTCTACATCCGGCATTTTGCCTGACTCTGAGCTAAAACTCATGCGTGAACAAATGTCAGAGGAACAATACGACCAAGAGTTTGAAATTTCCTTCTCTGCCGCCTTGATAGGCACGTACTATTCCTCACAAATCGCGCAAGCAGAGCGCGACGGCAGAATTGACGACAAGTACGACTACGACCCTAATTTCCCCGTGTTCACAGCATCAGACCTTGGTATTAGTGATTCGACGGTGTTTTGGTTTTGGCAACCGCGCCCTGACGGGATTTGTGTGTTTGATTTAGAGCATGACAACGGCAAACCTATATCTCATTACGCAGACACGTTAAAACACAAGCCTTACGAGTATGAAACAGTGTGGCTACCGCATGACGCACGCGCAAAGTCGTTGCAGACCGGCAAATCGACAATTGAGCTAATGTTGCAAGCAGGGTTTCCTTGTCGTATTGTGCCATCACTAAAAGTACAGCATGGGATTGACGCAGTAAGGGCAACGTTTCCGAAGATATACATGCACCCACGTGTTGAGTATGGCATAGAAGCCTTGCGGGTGTATCGCAGAAAGTACGACGAAACAAACAAAGTATTTCTTGATAAGCCCTTGCATGATTGGGCGTCAGACTTCGCCGATGCATTTAGGTATATGTGCTTAGTAGCAAAAGTGGTGTCGCCAACGGCGATAGCGCAAGAAAGAGAACCCGTAATAAAACCCGAAGCGTATACGCTAGGGCAACTATTTGAAGATAACGAACGCGATACGTCTGGCACGGTCGCTAAAATGAGGATGTGACAGTGGCAGAATATGATAACACCCAAGACCCTACGCAGGGCGAGAAGCCGTATAAACGCGACGGTAAGTATTGGAGCAAAGAAATCAAGGCGTCTGAAAAGCGCTTAAATAAGTGGCACAAGCGCGCCGACAAAATAGTAGATAGGTTCAAAGCCGAAGAAGCGTCAGACAGAACTGACATATCGCGTTTAAACTTGTTTTACTCAAACGTAGAAACGCTACAGTCGATGTTGTATGGCTCAGTACCTAAAATAGACGTTAGCCGCCGCTACGCGGATTCGCAAGATGATGTTAGTCGTGTTGCCGCAGAAATGATGCAACGCCTGCTCAATGAAGATATGCAAGTCAACGGTAAAGAGATTGACAACGTGTTACGGTCTGCATTGCAAGACAGATTACTTGCCGGACTTGGCACAGCGAAACTACGCTACACATACGACACCGAGGTTGACGCGTTTGGTGCAGAGTATCCTATCAACGAGCAAGCGCCAGTGGACTACTACTATTGGGGCGATGTGCTTTGGGGGTGGGGACGTAACTTCTCTGAACTGCCGTGGATAGCGTTTAGAAACTATCTGACTAAAGAAGAAGCTATCGAACGCTTCGGCGAAGAAGTTTCTGAGACGCTAGATTTTTGCGTCAGAACAGCAAGCGTGAGCGACGACGTATCAGAAGATGATGCAGATAAGTCAGAAGCCAAGCAAGCCGAAGTATGGGAAATATGGTGCAAAGCAGAGCGCAAGGTCTATTGGTTTGACAAGCACACTAGTAAAGTGCTTGAGACAAAAGACGACCCGCTACAGCTTAAAGGGTTCTATTCGTGCCCGCCGTTCTTACTGGCTAATCCTACTACGAAGTTATACATGCCAACGCCTGACTTTAAGATGGCGGAAGATCAGTACAACGAAATCGACATCCTACAGACCCGTATAAACATCCTCACAGAAGCAGTGAAGGCAGTGGGTGTGTATGACAGTAACGCCGATGGCGTTCAGCGCATGTTGACCGAAGGTACAGACAACAAACTGATACCCGTGGACTCATGGGCGGCGTTCTCTGAGAAAGGCGGCATAAAAGGCGTCGTGGATTGGATGCCAATAGAAGCAATTACCCAAGCCATCGACCGTTTGACTGCCGCGCGCAATGATGCAATTGCACTACTGCAACAAGTCACCGGCATGGCAGATGTTATGCGCGGGGAGTTGCAAAACCAGTATGAAGGTGTCGGACAGACCCGCCAAAAGGCGAAGTTTGGTTCGGTGCGCATACAGGCGTTGCAACAGCAGTTTGCGCAGTTTGCCAGTGACATCATGGAGATAAAAGCCGAGATAATTGGCAACTTCTTCTCGCCGGAAACCATCATGGCAAATTCAAACATGATGGAAGGCTTCGACGCCAACTTACTACCGCAGGCAACACAATTAATTAAAAACCCCCGCCGCGCTAAATTGTCTATCGTCATACGCCCTGAGTCAGTGGCGATGATTGATTACGGCGAAATGCGTGCAGAGCGCATGGAGTTTTTAGAAGGTGTAAGTACGTTCATGCAGGCGATTACGCCGATTGTGCAACAGCGACCAGAAGCCGAAGGGTTCATGCTACAGCTTATGCAGTGGGGGCTTGCAGGGTTCAAAGGTTCACAGCAGATTGAATCATTGCTTGATAAAACCATCGAAGCGGTGCAAGCGCAGGCGGAGCAACAGCAGAAT